TACGCTATGGGGTTATCCCATCGTGCAGTCAGAACTCCAGACCCAGGGGACCGCCATTCTTGGCAACTGGCAGAAGGCGGTTGTGTGGGACCGCGAACAGTCGAGCATCCAGGTCAGCGATAGCCATGCCGATTTCTTTATTCGGAACATGGTGGCGTTTCTGGCCGAGATGCGGGCGGCGTTCGGCGTCATTCGTCCATCGGCCTTTATCGAAGTGGAGATGACGAGCGGGTCGTAATCACACCTAGTACAAGCATGGAGGTAGCAGCGCATGGCGCCGCGAGTCAACATCGTCTGTCGCAACTATAAGAGCGACCGGATCATCCCCAGGATGGCCCGAGCGCTGAGGGATGCGCTGGGCTGGTCGTTGACCGCGGCGCCCGCTTCAAACTCTGACGCCTACTTTTTGAGCGGCTATTTCGAGGGACAAAGGCTGACCGCTTGGCCCGAGGTGCCGGTGGCGGCCTATTTCACGCACCGCGAGGAGGAGCCCAAGGGGAACGCCAAGGCAAAACTTTACGATCGGATGGCCGGCCAGGTGGACATGCGGATCGCGACGTGCCGACTCTACGCGGAGCCATTGAGCGCCTACGGGCCGACGGCCCAGGTAGCGGCACCGCTGGAACGCGAGCATTTCACGATTGGCGAGCCATTCCTGCACAAGCGGCCCGTCGTCGGGTTCAGCGGCTATACCTATGCGAACCGACGCAAGGGGGAGGACATGGGCGCGCAACTGATGCAATCCACTGTGGGGTCAAAGGTGGACTGGAAGGCCAGTGGGCGCGGATGGCCGGCGCCGACGAAACGGTACACGTGGGCGGAGATGCCGGGATTCTATCAGAGCCTGGACGTGCTGGTGGTGCTGAGCCGGGTGGAGGGCATTCCGATGCCACCGCTCGAGGCGCTGGCCTGCGGCGTGAAGATTGTCATCCCCAGCGGCGTGGGGATCCACGACGAACTGCCAGAGATGGAGGGCATATGCCGTTACCAGGTGGGCGATATGGGTTCTCTGCAGACGGCGCTCAAGCGGGCGGTGGCGTCGGGCGCGGATCCGGAAGCGCTGCGAGAGGCGACGGCACCCTACAGCGTGGAGGCATGGATCGAGGATAACGAACGCGCCGTCGCGGCAATGATGGGCGAGGCGTTGGAGATCGATGCCGGGATAGCGCCCGAGGCTGATGAACCGAGCGAGATACCAGAGGTGCAGCCCATGGAATGGGTGCAGCCCGTCGAACGCGGGACGGCTGGCACGCGGGGCATCTATTGCGTCGCGTTCGGAGATCCAGCCCGCACAGTGGCACTGCGGATGATGACCAGCGCCAAGCAGCATATGCCGGATATCCCCATTGCGCTCTGCGCGGCCAAGGCGATCGGCCCGGAGGACGTGCTGATCATCCAACCCGACAGCGACATTGGTGGCCGGCGAGCCAAGCTCAAGGCATACGAACTGGCGCCGGCGGAGTGGAAGGCAGTGCTCTACCTCGACGCGGACACGGAGATGGTGGCGCCGATCTATCAGTATTTCGAGTGGATCGAGGACGGATGGGAATTCGTGATCTGCAAGGATCCGCACCTGATGGACACGATGCGAAGCTTTGCGCGGAGGAACAACAGCAAGGAGCTGGAAGATGTAAAGCGCAGCGTGCGGACACTGAATACGCTCCAATACAACGGCGGCGTGTGGGCATTCGCGCGGAACGCACGCGTGGCGGCCTTTTTCCGAAGGTGGCAGCAAGAGTGGGAGCGGCACGCGCAGCGCGATCAAGGGGCGCTGATTCGAGCCATGTATGCGGACCCACTCAAAGTGTATCTCCTGGGGAACGAATGGAACACCTTCCCCAAGTACACCAAGGGCATTACGACTGCAGGGCTGATGCACTATCCAGGCAAAGCGCGGCGCTGGAAAGGGATGATCCCCGGGAGGATCGATAGCAAGGAAGCGTGGGATGCGGTCAAGCGCTATGAGAGCCACGACCGGAGGCGGAGGGGCTGATGGACATCCTGAACATCGGCGCGGGGCGCAAACCTGTCGAGGGCGCCGTGAACCACGATCGGCGACTCGACCCAGCACGCCCCTGGGTGACGGTGGCCCACGACCTGAACGTGCTCCCCTGGCCGTGGGAAGATAACGCGTTCGACATGGTGGTCGCCAAGGCGGTGCTGGAGCACCTGGACATCGACCTGCTGGCCTCGGTGGGCGAATGCTGGAGAGTGCTACGGCCGGAAGGCATCCTGTACGTCAAGCTGCCGCACTGGAAAAGCGATAACAGCTATGTGGATGCAACGCACCGCTGGCACTATAGCCTGCGGAGCCTGGACGTATTCGATCCTGAGACGGCCTTTGGCGGCCAGTACACGTTCTACACCGATCGCAAGTGGGAGATTATCCAAGGCGCCAGGCTGAACGACGCTCAGACATCGTTTGCGGCCAAGATGCAGGTGAGGAAGCGATGACCGATGCCCTGATCGTGCGCCACGGCGATAAACAGATACATACGCAAGCGAAGCGGGCCGGGCTCGAGTACATCGTGGCTGACGGTCCACTCGCCGAAGAGCAGTTCGATCGGGCGCTCATCGCCGGGCCGGCCGTGACGATACCCTGGGACCTGGTGGACTATGGGCTGCACTTTTGCGAACGGTGGGACGCGGCTGCGCCGCTGTGGCGGTATGGCGTGCTGGCCAAGGACGTGGGCAGCGACGAGGACCGCAAACGAACCGAGGCCGTGGTGCGGGACCTGCGCGTGCCGCTCTATGCCTGCGAGCTGCTATTCGTGCAAAAGACCGCGGATGGGCTAGCGCTGCTGAACGCCTGGGAAGAGGCAGGCAAACAGGGCGGCGACCAACGGATGGCGTTCCTGCGCGCGCTCTACCAGGTGAAACCACGATTCTGCGCGTTGCCGCGTTCGTGGCTGGGTGGGACGGGGCGCTACCCGAGCGCGGCGTCACAATCCCGAGGGCCGGCGGCGACTGGATCCAGACCACGCCGGAACAGTGACCCCTCGCGAACGCTCGGGGCAGGCGGGCCGGCGACGCAGCTGGTACGCGTAAAGCTCGGGCCGGGCGTGTACGTGCGCTGTCACCCCGGTGACGAACAAAAGGTGTACGACCGGTTGACGAGAAAAGGGAGACGGAAATGACAGTCATTCGGAATCAGACGACCATCCCGCAGGCACAGAGAAGCGGCAGGCTCGTGAGTGTGCAGCTGGCGCCGCACGTGAAGGTCAAGATGTATGAGGAGCAGGCGCGCGCGCGCGGGTACGTGGTCGAGGCTCCTGCGAGCTCGCCTGAACACGAGACTGACGGCAAGGAGGCCGAGGCCAAAAAGCCTACCTCGACGAGTACGTCTCGGAGCAGGCCGACGGGCGTGAGCAACAAGAAGCGGTCGCAGGTGAGTACACCTCGGTCGCCAGCAGCGAACGCCTCGACTGAGCGCGAAGGCAAGGCCGGGTGAGATGGGATTCTGCGAGATCACGGATCTCAAAGCGTATCTACAGATCGACATTCCCGGGGTCAAAGAGACGAGCGCGGAACGCGCGATCGATGAGGCGACGGCGGCGGTCCAGAACTATTGCCGGCAGCACCTCGAACTCGTAGAGGATGAAACGATCACGCTGGACTGTCACGGTGGCACACAACTGCTGTTGCCGGAGCTGCCGGTGATCGCTGTCTCCGAGGTGATCGACGACGGCGAGACTTTGACGGTCACGACCGAGTACAAGCTGGGCAGCAGTGGCATCCTGCACCGCATCGGGAGCACGTGGCCGCGGGGCATCCAGATCATCCAGGTGACCTATAGCCACGGCTACCGGATGACCGACTATGGGAGCGGCGACCCTCTGCCGGAGGAGATCGTGCAGGTGTGTGTGCGTGCGGCGGCGAGGTCGTACCAGTCGGGGCTACGCGCTGAAGAGGTTGGGGGTATCCCCGGCGTGCAAGGCACGAGCCTGGGTGATTATTCGGTCCAGTTTGGCGCCGAAAGCAGCGCATCGGGCGAGGCCGTGCTGGGAGTCAGCGCAGCGAGGGTGCTGTTGCGGAGTGAAAAGGACCTGCTGAACAGGTACAGGGTGTGAACTGGGCGTTCGAGTACGAACGCACGAGGGACGCATCATGCTGATGGAAGCCCTTTTTAACCATGACTTTACGGTGACTCGCAAGACCCGCGTCAGCGACGGGCAGGGCGGGTGGGTCGAGACGTGGCCGGAGGTGGGCCTGATGCTTGGGCGGATGCGGCCGTTGACCGCAGCGGAACGCACGATGGCACTGCAGCAGCAGAGTGCCATCAGCCACGTTCTCTACCTGGCCGGAGACGAGGATATTAAGCGCGGTGACAGAGTGGATGGCGAGGGACGCACATGGAATGTGATGGCCATTCGCGAGCCCAGCCACGCGGGGCACCACCTGGAGGTGGACTGCCGCGAGAAGCAACAGGAAGGCGAGCCGTGAGCCGGATCATCTTTAGGGACTGGGAAGCGAGCAAGAGAAAGGTACAGGCTCGAATCGCCGGGCAGCTCGTCGGGAATATGGAGGCGGTGGGGGTCTTTTGCGAAGGCGAGGCGCAGAGCAACGCCCCCGTATGGCGCGGTATCCTTAAGAGCGACATCACACATACGGTGGGAGCGCACGGAGACACGATCGAGGGGATCGTGGGAGTAAAGAAGCGGACGTTCTGGGCGTACTTTGTCGAGTTGGGAACCAAAAAGATGGTGGCGCAACCGTTTCTGCGGCCGGCGGTATTCGGGAACATAAAGAGGATCTTCAAGATGTTGAGGGGCGAGTAGCGTGGGTGCGATCACGGAAGCGCTCTACGAGCGATTGGCCGGCGATGTAACGCTTGCCGGGCTGCTGGCAACCTATGGCGGCGCGCCGGCGGTGTTCAGCACCGATCCGCCACCGGGCGATGCGACACTCCCCTATGTCGTGGCCGCCGGCCAAGTGAGCCAGGAGGCCTATGACACCAAAACGACGCGGGGGCTGACCGTCCGGCGCGACGTGCGCTGCTATGCCAAGGCGGACGGGTCGGTGGAAACGATAGAGGCAATCGCGGAACAGGTGTGGGCTCTGCTGCACCGATATGCACTGGCAATCGCGGGATATGACACGTGGGTGGTCGAATGTACGGGGCCGATCCGCGCGGACGATGATGACGCCTATGGGCGCGTGATCACCGCGCGGATGGTCATTGTGGAAACAGTGGAGGAGGGATCATGAACGGCGCTGATGTATTGGTGCTGATCGAGGGCGATCTGGTTGGGTCGCAGCGGGACGTGTCGTTTGACGAATCGAACGAAGTCATCGACATGTCGAGCAAGAGCAGCCGAGCGCGAGCGGTCGACTATGGCCGATACTCGTCTACCGTGTCATTGGACTCGCTCTATGTGCCGACGGACACCGCCTATATCGCTCTAAAGGCGGCCGAGCGTGCCGGCAACAAGGTGCAGCTCATGCGGCAGCAAGAGGGGACGATCCTGGAGAGCGCGATGGCGGTGATCGCCAGCATGAGTGAAGCCGCGCCCGACCAGGACGCGGTCACCGTCTCGATCTCTTTCGAGATCGACGGCGAGTGGGAGAGCGGTAGCTAATGCCTACTGGAGCGAGAGGGGAAGCGCTTTTGACCGTTGGTGAGCAAGAGTACCCGATCCTATTCACCAACCGAGCACTGGCGGAAGCGGAGCAACGGACGGGGAAATCGATTCTGCTCCTGGCGAGAGAGGCCGGTAACGGCATCTTGGGGGTTGGCGAGACAGCGATGCTGCTGCTCACCGGAATGGAGACGGGCCGCAAGGACGCCAAGCTGCCGGGCAAACGCTACGAGGCCAAGGACGCCTACGACCTGTTGGACCAAGCGGGGTTCGCTGCGGTCGCTGCTGCAGTGTATGAGGCGATCTCTGCGGTGCTGGCCTACGATCCCGAGGAAGGGGAGGAG